TCTGGTTGCCAAACATCCAACCCCCATTCTTCTAGTTCGGTTGCATCCCATTCATTCGCGAGGATGTCCCAATCCCATTCACCGAAGCCGACGTTATCCTTAATGATAAATGCGTTCGCTTTGGCTTCTTCCCACGAAGCGATGTAAACGGGTGCCTCGGTCAGTCCTGCGGCCTTGCAAGCCTTGAGGCGCATATTACCCCCGAGTACAATCATATCGGGGTTGACTACGATGGGACGCGCTTCGAGCATCTCGGGGAATTCCTGGATACTTCTCACGAGTTTCTCGAACTTGTCTTCTTTAATTGTCCGAGGGTTGTTCGGGTTCTCCCGAATCTCCGAGAGCTTCGTGAGCTTGAACGATGACGGCTTCGAGGGTGTGGAGGAATTCGGCATTATGTACGGCTAAAGTGAGGAGGAGGGTTGCGGGGTCTTCTCCCATGTGCATTCGAATAACTTGGCTATTCTCTGTTATTAGAAGGTAGTTCTTCGCGTGGAGGAGGGCTTTTCTCGCGGCTCTCATGTTTTTTTGTTCGCAAAATAAGCAAGATTCCAAGCAATAAAAAGGAAGCTATCGCGATTCCAAGTTGATCTGTCATCCGTGTATGATTTTCCCTTCCACGTCTCGGGCGACGGTTTCGAGCCAGTCGCGATCATAATGAGACATATTTAACTGTCTTCGATGGAGTACCTTCATTCCTCCGTAAGAGACCTCTTCGAATTTGTCTTTCTTGGGTTGCTCCATAAACTTACGGATGTTCCTTGCGATTTCTTCGCGTTCTTCTTTTGTGTAACTCATTTGTTTGCGTCGTTTAGTAGTTTCTGGAGCTCGCCTAACATCCTTCGGTTACAACTGGAACACTGGGAAGGCTTGGTGTTTGTGCCCGTTGCTTTTGAATAGATGCGGGCGAGGTCTCCGTTAGTTGCTTGTTTTGGGTTTTTAAGTAAGTTTCGAATCTCGGTTAAGTCGGTCTCTTTGATTTCTGCTTCCCATTTTGCCAAAGGGCACGAGGCTACCTTCAGACGCGTCTTCGTGGGCATATGGCAACCGCACAACTTCGAATCGGTGAAGGCTTCCGTTACGAGGTCTCCACAACTCATCGTCGACTTGACGAAGTGCTCGCAACCTTTACAGATATTGAGGCGATCAGTCCGCTTTTGCCCTGTTACGAAGAACATCTTTTAAGGTTTTTCGGGTGATGTGTAGTGAGCGATATAGGGTTGATTCTCCAATCCCAGACCGTCGAGATAAGTCAGCCATATTCCATCCTTGCAAGTACAGAGAGAACAGCGTTCTATCGAACCAGGAGAGACGGTCGAGGACGAGTTGCATTTGTTCCCGTCGGACGGCTTTTGTCCAATCGTTTTCGGTTGTTGCTTCATCGGGTTCTTGATCAATTATTTTATAGATTTCTTTGAATTGTCCTCTTGTCGCTTCGAAGTACATCGCCTTCACAAAGTATCCCATAGCCGTCTCACCTTCTTTGTTCGGGAATCGTTTGTCGATGCATCTCAAATAAACATGGTGCACAAGGTCGGAAGGATCGTCCGTCCACCGCTTCGCGATACGAACGAGTTTTGAATAGTTCTTTGTCAAGAACTCATTCCAGTCCTCTTTGTGCTTTAATTTCATTGACCTTTTGACGATAGTAACGAACCTTCTCTTCTAACTCTGCGACCGTCCATTTCTTATTTTGGTTGCTTTCAAGAAGAATCCTCTCCGCCGTTCCTTCTCCATATTGCGCATCTAGATTCTTTCCAAAGACGTATTGTTGCCCGCCGTTCATGTTACACTGTTTACATTGGAACTGACAGTTCTCTTCGAGCCAACGAGTCGCTAATTTTGCCCGCGTGATGAAGTGCCCACAATCTACTTCTTTCCAGTGCCGTAAGCGTCCGCAAGTGAAGCACTCTCCCCACCCTTCTTCGTTACACCCACGAAGGCGAATGAATTGAGAAAAGATAGAATCAAGTTTCGCTTTCGTCTTCGCTATTCCCATTCTTTCCAGGTATCAAAAAAGGATTGTTCTTAAGTCTCCAAGCGAGCTTTGCCGCTTCTGCGTCGTATTGTGGGACGTTCGTTGGATCGTCCGTTCCTCTTAAAACTTGTTGATGTTGTCGCTCGAGTATCGGGGCGCGTTCCTCTTCGTGCTTGATTAAGCACTCTCTAAATTCTTGAATCTTGAGACGTTCGTAGAACTTGCCGTAATGCCCTTGCTTCATTCGGTCGCAAACTAATCTAAACTCTTCCAATTTCAAAACGGGGAAAACCTCGAATATCATCTCAGCGCAGAGGGCTACATCTTCGAAGCTATGGAGCGTCTTCTTTGCGTCGATGAAATCAACCGTCTTTTTAATGAGCTCTATTATTTCGGTTCGCGTCTTTTCCGGATAACATCGAAGCGCGGTCTTTATGTTTGTTCCTTCGTGCCAAGCCTCTTCGGGCGTGTACTTAAAGAGACCCGGTGCGGAGATAGCGTTCAAGCTGTTCTCGGTCTGGAGGCTTTGGATCTGCCTTCTTTGCTCGAGGGAATATTCCTTGCCACTGGTTCGCGATAGCTTGTTGGATTGCTTCGATTGCGTGTTGTTCGTTTCCATTTGTTTCGTTGTATAGTTTGTGAAGCGCGGCGAGTTCACCGCGAGTAGTGTAGTTTTTGATTTTTCGTTCTTTGCGGTCTTCTTTCCATTCGCTCCAAATATGATAAAAGGTTTTTGAATCCCAAGGAAGGTGAATCTCCTGTTCTTTTTTAGATTGTTCTTTAACTTGTTCTTTAATTGTATTAATAGAGGTATCATTTGATCGGTCTGCCCGATCATTTTTTTCCCCCTGCCCGATCATTTTTTTCGGTCTGCCCGTAAATATTTTACGGTCTGCCTGATAAGTTACTTTCCTCATGCGTCCATCGAATTCGATTTTTATGAAACCAAGCCCCTCAAGTTTTTTCAACGCTCTGGAAATCGTTGGTCTTGAAATCTTGTACTCTTCTTGAATGGTTTCGTTTGATTTATAGAAGCTCTTTCCGTCTCCAGTAAATGAATCGATTTCAGCTAGTAAAGCCTTTTCAATAAGTGAAAGGTCAGGGTTCAACCAAATATCTCGGTCGATCCATACCCCTTTGAATTCTCTGTCCATGTTTCAAATATTAAAAAAAAGAGGGAGTCATTCGACCCCCTCCCTTTCACATATCAACACCTCTTCAATGATTTCGGCGAAGGGAGCTCCGCAAGTTTTCGAGATTTCCGGGATGTGTTTAAGCATATTTCGCGGAGAACGGCTACACCAATTCGTAATGGTTCTCTGCGTTACATTGAGCGTCTCAGCCGCTTTATCGAGACTCTTGTAGTTCCTCAATAAAAACAATTTAATATTATTCATAACGTTCAAATGTATAGGCACCCCACAAAAACGATTTCTTCACCTTGACTCTTTTCTTCAAAGTTTCTTGTCGCTTTACTTCAGGCGTTTTCTGAATTGTTTCCTTTGGTTTGTAAGGGTTAGATCTTGGTAAATTATTCTCTTTCCTTAACCGGCTCACATATTGAGACGTGCACCCTATAAATTGAGCGGCGGTATTATTGTCCGCGTTTGGGTACGTTTCAAGGAATTCCTTCACTTGTTCCTTTACCGTTCTAGCTTCGTTCATTCTTGGAGCCTCTTTTATTTCTTCATCATTTTTCAGCCATCTCTGACCGTCAAAGACATATACCTTCCTCATTACTTTCCAGTGAGACTGCATACTTAAAAGAGTGCGTCCTTTGATTTTTTTGACTCCCATCCAACACACATTCCCCGAAGAGTACAGATTTTTATTTATTCGTGTTAAAAGGTCTTCTTCTTCTTGAGTCGTCCAACCAACCCGGGTGTTATACTGGCCCTTCATAGCTTCGACATTAAGGAATCACGAAGGTTCACCAGGTACTCCGCCCTTTCAAGTATCTTCTCATGATCGCTTTCTTCTTGAAGAGCTAGAGCGATAGCCCAAGAGGCCGTGATTCGTTTTGTTTTCTCTGGGTCTTCTTTATAATACCCGCCCGAACGGTTTTGACCCGGTTTCGTGAGCTTCATCTTATCTCCCCATTTAGTAGGAGTTATTTCATACTCTACCTCGTCGCCAACGTTCCAGCGGTCTTCGGTCTTTGCCGATACTTCTCCGCCCGATCCGTCTTCGAGTTCGATATTGAACTTATACAATAAGCCGACTTGGCTTTCATAAGTGCCATTTGCTTGAATGGTCTTGATTTTTGATTGTCCCATTTTATTTGGTTTTAGGGTTAATAGTTCTCGCTTGAATGATGGACTGTTTAAATTGGTTCCATATCCTATCGAATCGGGCTTCTTCGTCCGCTAGGTATTGAGTCCATTCGTTGAATGATTTTGCTGGGTTGACGTTTACGCTACTACGAACGCAAACCATTGTCCTTCCCAAGGGCTTTCTTTTTGAATTCTGCATTAATGTATCTGTTTAGGTTAATGATCGAGGATTGTACTTCGAAGAGGAGGCGGTCAATATCCTCCCCTTCGAATTCTTTTTGTGCCCAAGTCCAATACTTGAGAACGTCGTCTTTGATTTCATCCATTGAGTAAGTGTTGCTCTAGTTCCCAATCGATTTTATCCATGTTGACCTCAATAAAGGAGGGGTCTACTTCTGTGATGTCAATCACGTTTAAGCCGCTCACTATCCAAATTCTTTGAATTGAATAATCCGAAGGGCTCGGGGGCGTGTCGTAGGTTCCTGGTTCGCCTCCTATGATCTCGTAGTCGATTTCTAGGAAGACGTTACCGTCTAATTGAATTGAAAATTGTTCCATAGTTTGTTTGTTTAACGGTGCTAATGTAGAACAAAATTTCCAATTATAGAAACCTTCTTCCAAATTGTGAAAAAAAGAAGGAGGCCGTTAAGCCCCCTTCCCTGAAACAAACAAACAGAAACATGAATCAAGCTCCGCGATGCGGTTGGTATGATTCGAGCAGCAAGGTTACCCCGTTAGTTACGAAGATACGTCTTTTTTACTAGAACCGAAATAATAGTTTACCACTTGCCCGACGAGGGTTCCCTCTGCGAATCCTAGTATATGAAAAAATATTTCTTTGTCTTCGACTCCGTTCTTTGCCCAAACGACCATTGTAATTCCGATAAGCATAGCGGCAACCCCAACAAACGCTTGCATATAGTCGCGCTTTCCCGTCGCCTTCGTGACTTCTATCTCTCTATTCCTCGCGCTTTCTCTGTCGCGAATCACTAACTCTTCAAGCATAAGCCGCGCTCGTTTCTTTTCTTCTTCGCTTTCCGTCGAGCGGTCAATTAAAACGCCAAGGGCTTTGAGTATCTCACCCCCTGGGACTAGTTCCCCAACGGCTTCTAATACGTCCGGAGATTTCTCCCTAAACCATTGACCGAGCCTTGTGTCTTTTATCTTGTCTCTTAGTGGAGTTCGTGACATTGTATTTCGTATTCAGAGCCTTGCGGCTTTATTGTAAATTTCCATCCACCGAGGCGAGGAGTCGAGAAATTCTTTTCGACTTCCCAACCAATCGAGCGGTCTTTCTTTTTGTATGATCCCGTCTGTACTACGTGAACGGTTTCTTGTGCGTGATTGAAGTTATTAGTTAGATAGTCCCTCATCACGGGATGATACCATTTCTGGTGAGTATGTCCCCGCGCTATGATTCGCGCTTGAGGATAATCTTTCATGTCCAAGTCGATATTGAGAACGCCTTTCGAACGTCGAGAGTTGCCCCCCCAACCGTGATGGTAATGTAAAGGGTAACTCTTCCGGCGACCCTTTCCTTGAATATCGCACTTTAATATCACCCAGCCCGCATAATACCCCGCGACTATCTTCGCGCCCTTATCGTTTAAGATGCCGACCGTCCTTTGTATTGGATCGACTCCATGTCTCTTCGTGATATTGGTTTCGTGATTTCCTTGAGAGATAAGTTTGATCACGTCTTTATAGGGTTCGAGTTTCGAAGTACAGTCCTTTATGACCTCATCGATATAAGCCATGGCTTTGAGTTCCGGTCGAAGAGAATCATAATTCCCTCTTGGGTCTTCGCGCATATTCATTAAATCGTAAAGGTCACCAAGGATAAAGACAGCCGCGCCTTCTTCTTTAGCCATGTCGAGATGTTTGAAGAAGAGGCGACGGTCGCACTTAATTGAATCGAAGTGAACGTCAGAAAGGAGGTAGATACTTCTCACGTCTGCCGCCTTTTCAAACGACAAGGGTAGGACGTGGATGTCTCTGTCTTTTAATAGTAAGTCCATATAATATGCTGGCTTTTCTTTGGATGATCGTCAATATCGCAATGTATAAAGTTCTCACCAATACCAAGGCGAACTATACCAACGGTTAAGAGCGCATCCAATACAAGCCAACGTTCACGAGAATTTGAGACGCTTATATCCGCCGCAAGCCCTAAGAGGTGCGGAGAGTTCTTCGCCGTCTTGTATCCTCGTCGCGTCAAATTTGCGTGCCATTCTGGGGTACGAAATCCCGAACCTATACGGAAAGGAATTCCGGCAATGTCGCGGGCTTCATCTAGCAAGAGCAAGAAATCGCGATCCATCATCTCGCCCGATCCCGGCCTATCGGGAGAATCGAACTCATCCAAAGTAAAGTATCTCAATTTTAAATCTTTCATCTTTCGGCAAGCATTAATTCAATTTTATGGACGGCCTTAACGACCTCTTTCATCATGTCCTTGAGTTCGTCTTTGTCGGACTCAACTCGAATGATTCTTCCCTTGAGCTTTTCTATCTCACGGTTGAGGTTTACCCAGACCGCTACGATTGACAGTAGGCTTGGGAGAATGGTTAGTATTATTTCGGTCGAGCTCATCGAGGAATTTTTTCAACAAGGTTATGTTAGTCTTTCTATTTTTTCTCATCCAAAAAAGGCTCTTAAATCTACAAGGCGCGGGTATCTCGTTTGTCCTGAGATACTCATCCCGCTTTGGTAATAGTCGGCGGGTTGCGGTATCATATCGGCTCCCGTATTCGAAGAGTATTCAGGAAAGAGAGACGAGTTATTACAGAGATAGTCATAAAGGCGGTATGTATAGAATTGCGCGTTCTGTCGTGCTCGCTCAACCTCCCTATGTAAATCGTCAGGAGAGATCGAGGTCGTATCTTCTGACACACGAATAACCAAAGAGCCGTTATCCATCTTCACGTAAAGAGACGGGATAAGTTCAACCATCGTCCACCAAAGGCACGCCTTACGAACGTAGGAATCCATCAACGTCGCATAATCTCCTGTCAGGGTACCTCCTGAGATATCGCTCTTTAATTTGTTGAGTAAGTCCGTCCCCAAATAGAGTTGGATGTATTTGTCTTGTGCAAGGATGATAGAGGGCACGAGATACGAGTCTTCTATACTTCCGTTGATATTGGTGATCCGCTTTAGATAGTCGGGATTCACAAAGAGTACTTCTGCGGTGAGTGCCATTTATTGGGGATTTAAAAAGCCTTGGTTCGGCATATCTACGGGGCGGGTAGCTACGCGGCGGTCGTTTTCTTCGAGTCGCTTTGCATCGACTCCCGCCTCTCGAATGAGTTTTTTCGCTTGATTTACGGAGATACGTTCGTTATTTCTTCGGAGGTACGTTTGTCGCTTCCAGAAATGGCGGCATCGAGGCCCGCCTTTAAACAAAAAGAGGTCGTAAGTATCCGAACCATTCGGGCCGAAACCAGGGTTTACAGCACGTCCCGAAGCCGCTTCAATGTCTTCTTTTCTATATACGCGCTTCGAAGAAACCATCTTTTTACAAAACTCTCTTGAATCGCTTGAAGTCGTCTCGGGAGCGTAAGCGTAACGAACTTTAATAATCTCGGTATCTTGTTCCGATCCGGCTTGGGGTTTGGAACTCGGGACGCGGGCAAATGCCCACATCGCGTCGCGGGCTGTTTCGAGGTCGTAGTCGACTTCTACCTCGTCGATGAGTTCCCATTCTTCTCCCATCTCTTCCCCTACTTCTTCGAGGTAATTCATACAGCCGTCGAGGTTGATTTCTTCGCTCGATAAGGTAATCAACTGCGAAGGCAGTCCCGAAGCGTTTAGAAGCGTTTTAACGGCCTCCTCGACTACTTGCCTAGCTGGATTAATTACGTTACGTTCGAAGAGCTCTGAGGACTCCGCAAGCTCTCCTCCGCCTCCTAACTTACCCGGTACCGCTACCCCGAACATCTGAGGCGACGTGACACGGTGTCCGACCATAATCTTTGCCGTTACCTCTTCGCTTAAAAATTGGTATTGATTATGTGCGTCCGAAAGTTGGAACGGCTCGAAGTCGGGCTTCCTGTCGGGATCATCGGAATACGTAACGATGAACTTGCCCGCGTTGCTTGCTCCGCTCAACTGTCTCTCGATGTCCATCCGAATGCGGTTCCTTTCCTCTTCGGGCGGGATGCCGTTCTTAAAGTGAATCGAGAACGAAGGGCTCATCCCGTTCTGGATATTGTTAATGTGGTAAATCGAAATCTCTTTATCCAGTTCTATGTAGTTGATTGAACCGACATAATCCGGTTTTGGATAATAGAACGACCCAGGAGAGAACGGCTTTACATAGAGAATTTGAGTAGGATGGTCGATCTTCTTCTCTACGTTGAAAGAACATATCTCGACGGGCTCCTCTTTTCTATCTTCCCAGTCTTTCGAATAATAATAATACTCGACTTTCTCGTCTTCGTTACAGAAGCCCGAACGGATATTCTCAAATGGAAGGTGTGAGACGTTGGCGATAGTCGTCCGGTCGATACTCCAGTTCACTTCGAGGGCGAAGCCTCCTTGAATCTTAAAGTCGAGGCAAGCCTTTCTAAGCTCGTCATTCAAGTTCCATTGATCGAAAGCAAGGCGACCCTCTAAATCGGAAGCGTCGAAACCATCTCCAAATATCATCATGGCGATGGTCGTCGAGAGGGCGTTATGCGTTGCCGAAGAATGAAAGAGGTCGACGAGGTATTGAGGGAAGAGGTTGTCGTCTCCGTAATTTACGAAGCCCTGTGAGTTCGGTGTCTCCCTGTAAGACCGTTCCTCGTATTTATTCAGTTTTAGTATATCCATTATTCGTAGTAGATAATATTATCCGGTATCGTGATTTCTGGAATCGTGTAACCTGTCTCACCCGTAACGTTTAAAGAGCCCTCTTCAATCAATGCCACTACCGAAGCGTTCTCGGGGTCGAGGTTGGTCGTCGAGTTTTGACCCCATACTTTGTAGAAATAGAGTCCCGACTCTTCGAGCAAGATATGCCCGGCTGTCGGTTGGCTTACGTCGGTCTGAATGGAAATCTTTGTATAACGAGCGTTGTCGGTTGCCACGTCTGCGATGAAATAGTATTTCTCTTTCGAGGCCATGCTTTGAAAAAGAATGAGATAGTCGGTAAACGAATCGAAGTCTTTCTTCGCTTCTTGAAGCGTAAGATAGAAGAATTGTTCGCTTGAGCTGTTTGGAGTAAGTGTAATCATGTCAAAAAAGAAAAGGGAGGACTTTCGCCCTCCCCCGTCCTGTTAACCTAAAACCAAAAAGGAAAGAATTACGATCCGGCGGTGAACGTGATGTTACCTCCAGAAGTAGTAGTCAAGAAAGGAGCTGGGATTGCTTCTTCAGCGGTAAGTTGGATTTGATATCCGTTCATGTCGCCTTTAGCCGTTCCCGTTCCGATGGTGCCTCCCGTTGCTTCCGCTCCGGTAGTGTGTCCCATAATCATATAATTATCGTTATTATCTTGAACGATAACACACAAACGAGACTTCAAGAGATCATAGATTTCCGCACTATCGCCACCTGAGAGATTCGGTAAAGTCAACTCTACAACTTGAGAGAAGAACACTGTACCGTTCTCAACTGAAGCGGTGACTGTTTGTTGGAATGAACCTGAGTTCTTAGTCAATTCAAAACCATATACCGTGATAGCGGAAGCCGCGTCAGAAATAGCTCCAGAAGAAACAGAACCCCAATCAGCCGCGTCGAAGGACTTAATCCATACGCGCTTGATCCCTCCGATTTTATCCTTACAGGGAAACGCCCTGCCGTTAATAGTTATGCTACAAGCCATGTTTGAGAGGGTTTAAAGGGGAGGGATTTTAAGCCCCTCCCCGATTCAATTAGGATACGCGACGAACGACAGAGTAAGAATCGTGATCAACGATTGCAGTACCTCCGCTGAACTTCATGATAACTCGAGTAACGTCGTCACCAGTTACACCCATCAAGTTCAAGACAGCCGCTTCAATGTGATCTGTCAACAAGTCCGTTCCGAAGTACAAGTTCTCAGGTCGGCTCAACACCAAAGTATCGTCAGGCATACCCGCCGGAGTGATGATGTTATAACCCATAAAGCGAGAGACTAAGCCATCATTCAAGAATTGGATTTGATAAGTACCCGCTAGAGCTTGATAGTACAAGTGAGCAGACTTTCGGCTCATGTAGATTTTAGCTTCTGGGTCTCCTTTCAAAGCGTCAGGAGAAGTATTTACCAATGAAGTCAAGTTACCAATGATGCTTGAAGAATCGATTGCCGCTGTCAATTCCGTTTCATACGTTGGAGAAGCGTCGACAATCAACTTGCAAATACCGTTGAACAAAGTATGCGCGGCGGTTCCAGAACCCGAGCCGTCCGCGTCGTAATTACCTTGCCACAAGTTGTACTCTACTGATTCAGCAACACGAGCAGCGACGTATTGAGCCGCGTATGACTGGAAGTCGGCTGGAGAGTTAGAAGATTGTCCTCGCATTTGTTCAGCTTCCCAAGCAGTACGAAGGTCTTTGTTACAAATTTGCTCATTGACTTGAAGAGCAGTCGTAGTCAAAACCACGTCACTCAAAGTCATTTGACCAGACGAAGGAGTAGTAAATTCGCAAGTAGCGGCGGCGATTGCTGCGTCGTTAAACTTACGGAGGTTAGCTTTATAGCGGACGTTATCAAGAACGGACACGTAGTTGTTCGCGATAGTGTCGGCGGCTAAGATAGCCGGTGCAACGTAAGGGAGAGCTCGTTGCCCGACGTAATTTGAAGAAATAGTAGCGTTAGCCATTATTTAGAGAATTGATTTTGGATCGCGGCAACGCGTTCCTTAGTTGATAATTTTGATAAATCCACTTTAGGCTGTGGGGTCATTTTCGGAGCGCGTGAGATGCTTGGTGTAGCTTGCTTGCTCAACTCCGTAATTTTTGCGTCTCGCTTCGCGATTTGTGAAGAGAATTCTTTCTTCGCTTCGGCTACCGCTTTAGCAATTAAAGAAACGACTTCTTCACGGCTCATTGCCACCTCCTCGACCACTTCAGCGACGGGGGCTTCTTCTACCGCTTCCGCTTCTGGTTCTTTGATTTCAGTGATCAAGCCTTCAGCGACTACGAACACAACGCCGTCGGCGAGTGTGTAATCTCCATCAGGGAGAGGGATTTGTTCGCCTTCGTCATTTACTACGAAGACAGCAACACCGACCGCGAAGGCTTCCGCGTCGGTTGAGATTTCTTGACCGCTGTCGAGGGTAGCGGTTGCCATTTTTACCTCCTTTTCTTCGTCCTTCTTTTCTTCCACCTCGAGGGCTACGGAATACTCAGCGAACAAGTCGGAGATGCGTTGTTTTAAACTCATTTTAAAAAGGGATTTGCTGTAATAACGATTTTAAGGGGTCATTCCTTACTCCGAATCTTTTTTTCGAGGTAATCTATACCAAGCTCAATTTCGACGGCTGAAAGGAGCTCTAATTCCTTTAGTTTGGATTCCGCCCATCGAAGACCCGCTTTTCCCCCCCAAGCCTGATACATGAGATACCCGCACCCGTCAGAAAATGAACTCGAAGAATCCAGGTCGCCTTCATGTCGAATCAAATACGACCGCATTCGCTTAATGGTCTCGACTGATATAGCTTCTCCTTTTGCGAGTTGGTTCGCTCGTTGTTTACCTACGTCCGTCCCACATGAGCCCCAACCGTTCTTTTCAGCCCATTCTAACGCCTTCTTCGCGTTGTTCTTTACTCCGTCGGGATAATCGCTATACGACTCCATGTCGACCCGTTGCCCGGCTTTATATCGCTTGTCTTCTTTTATGGTAGCCTTTGCGAAATCGTACTTATTCGCGAAATAGCCCTCGATTGAAAACCCTTTCACCGTGCCCTCTTTTACAAACTTCTCCCATATAGCGTCGTTCTCTACTTTCATCGAGACCATCCAAGTGCCAACCGGAACATCAAGCCCGTACATACGAGATTTATCTTGTTCTCCTTCTACGATCCAACTCTCAACTACATGGAGACCGTTTATCTTGTGTTCGTGTTCTAGGGTCGCGTTCGCTTGGTTGCCATTCTTAAAGTAGAGCTCCATCGCTCGCCGGACGGTATTCTTTGAGAAGTAGACGTAATATTCTTCTTCTCCTGTCTTACGATAGATAGGCTTATCCGGAATGAGTGCCGCACCCATTACGATCCGTTTCTCTTGGTCTTGCGTCTTAAATTCTAAGAGTTGCGACTTCATAGCGATGAAATCCGATTCAATCGCTGGGGCTTCGACGAGTGAGATAGCGTCGATTCCGTAAAGTTCCGCTTCTTCGTCTATTATGAGTTCTAAAATGTTCATCCTACAAGTGAGGCTTGGTCGTTTATACGTTGATTGGCTTGTTGGCTATTCGAGACTTCGGAGGCTATCACATAACTTCGGAACCCCGTTTGTCCGGCTCCCGCTCCTAAGAAACTTAAATCGAGTTGAGGCGATACTCCAGGGGCTGAAGCTGTTCCCCCTCCTCGACTAGCTCCCCCGGCGTTGGGTTGTGTTGGTGCTTGGTATTGTGTTCGTGCGATTGTCGCGACTTGTGCAACCCCAAAGGCGGCGGCGATTGCGGCTTGTATTCCGGCATATCCAGGAATTGCGCCAGTGAGCGGATTTGCTTTCGCGCTCTTATACGCTTGAATCACGGCCTCGGTTGCCGACATACTAGCACTTGCAAGACTTAAAGCCTTTTGAACCTTGAACGATTTTTTCGCGTCTTTCTCATCTTGCGATCCGAACGCTTTTCCGAGGGCTTCAATCGCTTGGAATGATTGAGCCGCCATCGCGACCCTCATGTCATTCGTTATGGATATAAGCTCCCTTCTCCTTTTTTCATCCTCTTCATCTTTTGCTAAAGCGGCGTCTTTTTCCGCTTGTAATTCGTCCATCATTTTAGAAAACGCATCCTTCTCTTCTTCGAATCTTTGCTTCTTAGCGTCAACAATGGCTTGATCTCGACGGAAGTCATTCATAGCTAAAGACTCCAATTCTTCGTCGAAATCTTCCTCAAGTTCCAGCTCGTTATCTAAAGCCTCCTTGGTGTTCTTCGTTCTTGTTTCTTTCCCTTCCGTGTCTATCTCGTTAAGCCTTAATTGAAATCCATCTCGACGGCTCTCAAGATCTTTGAGCATTTTATCTGATTCGGCTATTAATTCAGCGTTGGTATCCATAACGTCTTGAGCTTGTAGCCCTAAGAGGTTTGTCATGAAATCGGATTCCGTCTGAACTAAGTCTTGAGCCTTTTTTGCGAGCTGAGTCGGAGCATCTAATAACCCAATCGCTACCAATCCCTCAGAAGTAAAGTCGATCATTTGGGCGAGCGCAACAAAGGGAGCTCGCATCGCTACAATAACAGCCCGAAAAGCCTCTTCCGTCCTTTGAGCGTTTTTAATTTCTTCGTTCGCTCTTGTCCTTAAATTGTCGAGCTCGATTTTGTGCGCTATGATTTGCTGTGCCGTCTTCTCCATCCTCAACATGAGGATTTCTCTTTCTGTCTTCCCTTGAAGTCTTAGAGAATTTTCGTTTAATAAGTGATTCTCGTATTCGTCGGCTGATTGCTTTACGAGTTCTTTAGAGGTCTCTACGAGGTTATTCGTCTCTTCCGACGCGCTATTAATGGCTTTGGTGATAGAGTCCCAGTTCGCTATTAACTCACCCAACAAAACGACAAGGGCACCGATACCCGTCGAAACGATCGCCGCCTTAGTTCCCTTGAGCCCTAAGTTGAATCCCTTGACTCCCGTTTGAGCTTGTTTGAATCCTTTAAAAAGAGAGTCGAGTTTACCCGTTGCTCCTCCCGTTGCTTGATTAAGGAGATTCATCGCGGAATCACCCGACTTACCTAGCCCGTCTAATTGAGTCGAAGTCTTTTGGATTGCCCGGTCTACTTGACCTGTCTCCGCTTCAATTTTTAATATATAAGTGTCCTCACGAGCCATATTAAGAGAGTTACGGGTATTGAAACAATGAGAGCGACAATTAACCAATCAAGCACCTTCCACCAAAAAGGAACCTTGATCTTGTCCCCTTTGGCTTGTAAGAGTTGAATCGCTTCTCCTATATAACGGTGATTGTCTAGATTCCTCATTGCTCGAAAGGTTGATAACAATATGAAGTGGTGTTATTGTAAACGTATCCATATCGCTCGCAACACTGGCGAGAGACTTGATAAACGTTCGACCCTGAAGCGTTTTCGAATTGGATTCGACCGTTTGCCTTATCTATACCGTTTGGAATAAAGGAACAATCTCGAATGTCTCCTAAAACCTTTAAGAGCTCGATTTGCGTGAGCCCCTCGGAAGTAGCGTCGAATTTAATGGAGATGATTCTCCAGTACGTGTCTTTGATATATATCTTATCCGAGAACTCAAACGAAGCGAGGTCGGCACGAGTCAACCGAAAAAAGGCCGTCAATTTTCGAGCGTCTTGAGAATAGAGTTCGTTGACCCACGGCCTCCAGTATTTGAAATACAAGGTATTTACTGGGTTTGCTTCTACGATATGAAACGGGCGTTCAAACCCGAACGATAAGTCTTCATCGGTTACCGTTGCCTCGAGGTCGGAAAATTGCGAAAAGGCTGGGTAAGTCGTGCTCGTAGTGGTTGCGGTATTTGCGTCGTTGTAATAATAAAGCGTTCCGGATTCGAGGCCGTTCCAAAAAGCTAAGCGCGGGAGCGGGTCTTTAATCGTCTTGTCTTCTTGATCCGTGTCCACAAGAAGACGGTGTATTGCGTAAGCGGTGCCCGGTATATACGAAACGGGATGAGGTGAAAAAGGGGTTTTAATTTCTCTCGTTCCCGAGGCGAAATCGTTTTCAGGATCATCTACCCGATAACGACCATATACCCGCGAAGCATTTTTGAACACTAACTCGTTAACAAGATCTTTCCCTTCTGAGTGAGTCCATTCATATTTACGCGACTGGATATCGGTAGTCGGTTCGATTTGAATGTCTTTCGAAAGGTCTACCTTATTAGTCCAATCTTTCTTTGTTCCGCTTTCATAATAATAACCGAGCGGCTCAATATAAAGATGTTTCGGGTTGTTCTTGTCAGCTACGAAAACGAGGTTAAACATCTTTTGTAAGCCCGATACGAAATCGATTTGCTTCATTTCGGGCATATTCGCCTCTACGTCTATCACATGGCCTGAAGTAGGATAAGAGATATTTATAACTTGCCACCAAGTCGATTGAGGCGAAATCGTGTTGTCTCCGTCTAATTCGAGTTCGTCGCTACTATCGTTCATCACATACTCAATCCGAACTTGATCGTCTTTGTTTAAGAGTATGGGGTCTGTCGTGAAAGTATGAACTTGGTCGTTAAATAAAGACCCAGGGTAAGCGTCGAGGATTTGATATTCCGTTGTTGAGGTCGTCGTATTTCTTAACCTCATCGAAAAGGCGTGAGAGGTGTCCGTCGTCCTTCCGTATAAATTAAATCGAAACGTATAGAAAGACCTAAAAGGAGCGGTATATGTACTCCCTCCCGTTCCCGTATCGTTGAAGTTGCCGCCCGTATCAAAAAACGGGGTAGCCTCTCTCCATGCCGTTATCGCTGTATAGCTTGGGTGAGCCGTGAGTCCCGTTAAATCGGTAGCGAGTCCGACGGTCATAGTCTCTCGTTGTGGAGGTATTTCTTCATCAGTTGCTCCCGAATCATCATACCCCAAGACGGAACGGTTCCCGTTATAGAGAAGAAGGTAGAGGTCGGGAATCTCTTCGAAGCCCGTCGCACCGCTAAAGAAATCCGAGTCGAACGTATATCCCGCCGCGTCGAGTATCTCCTCAAGCAATTTCGAAACCCTAAAATAAGGGGTAAAGTCTCCGTGTTCGAGTGGGTTCGTAGTGCTCCAGATATTGTCGGTTTGATTTGCGAACCAATTTTGTCCTTTGTCCGGAAGCCCGTACCGTATCGCACCGCTTGACAAAGTGCCGCCCCAACTAGCTACAATATTTGTGGCGTTTAGCGTGTGATCATACGCTGAAAGGTCGAGGTCGGTAAGCATCGCGTCTCCTATATCCCTCGAGAGGTTAGCGGTCTCACCAAAGAAGACGAGTTCCACGTCTGCATACCTCCCTTTTTGAACGTAAAAGGCTTTGACTTGAATAAAGCCCCGCATCAATGGAATGGTGTTGTAAGTGAGTTCCGCGTCTACCTTCGCCTTTGGATTCCACGTAGGGACAAGTCCAAATTCATTGACCGCCCCAAAATACTCTTGGTTCTTTTTGGTGAGCGGTACGCGGAAGGTCTGCGAGAAACTCGAAGACGAGGTATTAATCTCTTGGAGGTTGGAGAATTGATACGAGAGGTTGACAGGCTCGTTCTCGTAGAGTTCAATCTCGTTTCCGTCGATCGTAAGTCTTAGCATCGGATATATTGAGCGAGTTCAACGTTAAACGAGGTCATAAATATCTTGGAGACGGTTTCTTCTTCTATCTGCATAGAGTTACTTTGTATGATGACAGGAACCCAAGAACCGTCGATTCGTGCCATTACGTTTTTTGATCTCATGCAATACTGAAGAAGCGTGAGTTCCTCAATCGTGAGAATTCCGTTGAGTACATACTGCTCTTTGGCTTCTACGTGATAGGGTTGGGTCTCTCTATCGAATGAAGTAAACGAGAAAGAAGAAGCGTCGTAGTCTCCCACTATCTTCCGATAAGACTTCTCCTCTCTGGTGACTGTCTTTTGTTTCTTTCCGTCGAAGCGTAGGTAATCCCATCCTCCTACCGTATTTGCCCAAGCGAGTTGGACGGGCGAATGCTTTACCGGGCGACAGTCTTTTATAAATCTGTATTTCATTCCTTTGGTTGGAAATCCTTCTCTTGGTTGAAGTTCATAATATGCCCAAGTAGGATGAGAAGAGAGTAGACTCGTTGTCGCTTCTATATTGACAGGAAAAGCCCCCATGTGAGTTAAGTACCCGTCGACCGTTGTATCTGTCGGGTCTTGGCTTCCGTTCGTTGCGTTTATTAAAATGGTCGTTCCTCCGAGGAATGTACCCGCCGAATTAAAGGCTTGTGCCCAAATAGCGGTGGCATCGGATACGCTGTCTTCGTTAATAAAAGACGCGATTCCTTCATCTTCTTCAGCGGCTGTAATTTCAATAACGTTTGAAACCGGAACGCGATCAGTTAACCAATATTTTTTTGTGCTTGTTGTGCCGTAGTAATCTGTAAAGGAGGGGTCAAAACCTTGTGATATTTGAAAGTGCCCGTCGACTAGATAAATAGTAGAAGTTGCGGTGTTTAGCGTTTCCGTCGTTCCGTTCCAGCTTCCCACCCCTACCGTAAACGCCCGGATCCCTCCATTGCTCCTTGTAAAATAATTCGCCGAATAAGAATGAAGAACGGTAGTCCCTTGATAATTACGGTCATCCACTATTACAAGCCCTCGAACTACTTCGCCTAAATTGAAGAATGCGTCTTCGTTGGTGTTGGGAGTTAGGTACAATTTATTTAAGAGGGTTGCGCCCGTAGTCGTTCCATCATATACGGTAATAACAAAACGGAAGTCATCCGAGAGCGGGGAAGTACTTTCGGAGACCTGATAGATAAGGTGTTGATCTGCTACCGTTATCGCGTCGGTGGGTGTGCTTGCAAATGATACCGCCATTATTTCACCTTGATATTCCCTAACTGGAGTTTAAACTTTTCTTGTACGTCTTGAACTATCGCGTCGGGTACCTTCTTCGCGAAGCGAGCTTGAACCGAAACGAACGCTTTCTCATAGAACCGAAGACCTACGATTCCCTTACGTTTGACGCTTCGAGCCATAAGGAACGCCGCCGAATTTAGATTGGCTTCGCTTTGTTTCTTGAAGCGTCCTTTTTCGTCTCTTAATCGGATTCCCTTTTGCTTCATCCACTTTCGAAATACTGAAGAAGGGGGTTGCTTTCTGAATTTAAAGAACGGCGATTTCTGACTCTTCTGAGTTCCATCTACGCCCCAATGAATGAATGAAGCGTATTTATCTGCCTTGCCTTTTGCTCCGAATTTTATCTCTCTAATCTCTTCGCCTCGAACCCTGATTCGATAGTTGAGTGATCTTCGAAGCGTTCCGGTGGCGACTCCGTAACTTTTATTCCTCCCTATCTTACGCCTTCCGAGGTGCCGCTTCGCTGACTTGATAACCTCATCGGCGAAGAATATGAGAACCTCGTTGATATACTTCATATCCCCGCCTTCTCAGCCGCTCTTGAACAGTGATTCTCCTCGATACTGTCAAGCATCATAACGACCCACTCACCCGTTTTCGAGAGTGATCGTTCGCGAAGGTTGGCACCGAGTACCGCTGAAATTGAATGCGTGCCAAACGGAACGCCTTGAATCGTTAGAAGCCGTGTAAGGAACTTTCCAGAGGCAACCGACACTATCTTACTCAAAGAATAAAAGAAGCCGCGAACGAGGCTCCAAATGTTTCTAAAGAGGTTTTGAGCCGTGAAGAGAAGGGTCTCGATAACCGTGAACACGATTCCGAATGGAATTGCTATAAGTGCGAGAGCCGTTAAAATGAGTGCTTTGAATATTTTGTGTATCATCGTCCTTGTCCTTTATAGGGTTTCTTATAGTTTTTAGATTTCTTGTTTTTGGAAGTCTTCGTCTTGGCGTGGACTCCAGGGCGAGAGATGATCGATTCTTCTCTCTTAATTTCGACTTGCTTCTTTGCCATTACTCGGGATCTTCAGGGAACCACCCGTTATCAACCATATATTGATAGTCTCGAATGGTCGTAGTTGAGGGAATGATGTATCCGAATGGAAACTTCGCGTTTGTTTGAACGAAGGCCGAAAGGGCGAAACGTTCATCGTTGCTCAACTCAGGAAAGCACGCCACGAGCTTTTCTAAGATAGCAGCTGGGTGTACTTGGATAACATAATCCGTGTCGACTTGAAGCGCGTATTGTGTCTCATCTGGATGAGATACAACCCCAAAGACGGTGGACGCCGCTTCGCCTTCTGCCTGAATGAGAACGGGTCGTGAGATGTTATAGAGTTCTCGCGTGATTTGCTTTGCCCGTGCTTCGCTTGTCTGCGTGGCGGTTGGAAGTACGATGATATATCCGTTCATCAGTAGATGCTATAAAAGGTGTTTATATTGTCCTCGATGCCTGTGCGGTTGCCTGCGTCGTCTTGGTCAGTCGGGTAATATATCATTTCTTGAATATAACCATCAACAAAATTTGCGCTTGCAATTCGATTAGCCCCGACTTTCATGTCTGTTTCAGCAGTGTTTAAAAGTTGCAGTGTTTTGGTCAACGTCGCTCCATTTGTTCCTTGAGTTCCGTTTTTCCAAATCTTTGCAATTTTATCAGTTGAGTTGATAGAGCCAACCAAAAGTGATTGTGTTGTGTCGGCGCTTATTGTCGCTTGTGTTAGAAGTGTTGGCGAGAGTTCATAATCTTGAAGCATATAATTTCCCGACGATAGGTTCAAAATATTTGCACCTCCGTTAGGATTGGACAAGAACCTTTGCTCTACGGCTGTCGTGTTTGTTTTCACAACAGTAATCAACGTATGTCCAGTAAGTGATGCCGATTTACTTACATCCTCTAAGAAGTCATCACTACCGTCAAAATTCACCGCAGGCTTCCCGTTCTCCGTAATCACGCCCGTCGTCCCGTCGTAAATCTTCGGCATACTCGCAGTAGTCGTTTGCGTGGCGTCGTTCGAGCCTGCTTGGTCGTACCAAGTACTTACGAACCCGTCGTTACTTCCGCAATGCGCCGCAAGTGCAACCGTATCCAATTCGCCGAATACGTTGAAGCCGATGTCCGCATAACTCGAGCCGTTGTAAACTTCTACCGCGCTTCCACTGTACGAACTTGATAGCTTGCGAAGTGAATAAGCAGCCGCCGCCCCTGAGTACGTGTCGAGGAGTGGCGTGTTTTGGGTGAAGTAGTCGCCGATGTTGGATTCGATAGAGGTGCGGTCGCTGGATTTGTCTGTACCGTAAAGAATAATTTCTTGAATATTTCCGTTATGGTATGAAGTCCCACCGTTATACCCTAAAGCTATATAAGCCGAATTTCCCGACACGCTTGTAACGCTGCCTTTACTCGTTCCGTTGAAATAAGCGGACGCGGTGGAATTGTTAGCGTAAACCGTGCTTAGATATTGAGAGTTTTGCGACGTGCTTGATAGCTGTATAGCTTCTAACGCGTCATATGAAAAATAAAGACCACCCGTTAACCCTATGTTCTGATAATAACGCGGCGAAGTATTAAGTCCTAACATCGTAAACGAAATACTTCCTTCTGCATTAAAAGCTTTAGAATTTGAGCCGACGGTAATTGTGGAAATAGATTGATAGCTCAGCGATGTATATGAAGCAAGCTCCAAATAATAACTATCCGAGGCCGTGCCATAATTTACCGCCACTTTCCCGTTCTCCTTCACCAACGCGCCACCTGTGTAAATCGTCGGTTCGTCTCCCGTACTCGGTGCCGTCGCTGTGTTCCCGTTTCCTGATTGGTCAAGCCATTGATACACCGTGCACGTAGTGCCCGAACAGAAGGTTTCAATGGCTGCCTCGTCGATATTGCCGTTTGAGTCAAAGCCTATGGTTTGAGTCGTCGAATCCGATGCCCTGCGAATAACCATGCAGTCTGTTTGATCCCGTCGCAGTTGGCGAGTCGAGTAAGCCGCTTCTGCACCCTCTCCGAATTGTTCATCTAAGAGTTTCGCGCTTTGGAAGTACGCGGAGATATTGCCTTCGATGTCTGTTCGGTTAGCAGATTTGTCAGTGAAGTACATTATTAGTTCTTGCATCGTGCCGTTCATATGGAACGATGAAGCACCTAATTGAACTCCAATTAAAGCGTTGGCGGTTGCTGTTGTGTTTGTTCCGCTAACAGATGTCCCGCCTACTCCATCAATGTAAGTTGTTAAATTTGTTCCGTCGTATTCTCCCGTTACGATTTGTTGAGTAGCCGCGTAATTTGCCGATGCATCTGCCGCGTCGGTACTTGTAAATACTCTTCCATCATTAATAAATAGCATTCGCGTGCCATCATCATTTGCGTCGCGTAAATCTACTATTGATTGCAGAGCCGTTGTTGTTGTTGGCGCGACAACAGCAGTGTAGAAAAATCCTGTTAAAGTGCCTTGATTCAATGATGTGTTATAAAAATCATTGCTGCCATCAAAATTAACCGCCAAACGCCCGCCATCCTTCACAAGCTGTCCGCCCGTGTAAATAGTGGGTTGATTCGCTGCCGTGGTTTGGGTTGCGTCGTAACCATTTCCCGACTGGTCGCGCCAAACTTGAACCGTGCACGTTGTGCCCGTGCAAAAGGTCTCGATGGCGGATTCATCAATTTCTTCCCCTACGAATCCAATGCTTTGCGTTGTGCCGTCCGACGCTCTGCGAATGGTCATACAATCGCCTGAGTAATTTCCATTCAATCGACGGGTGGAGTACGCCGCCTCCGCTCCGCTTCCGTAGCTCTCATTTAAGAGACCCGTAAAGGAGGGCGCGGATGTTACCTCCTCCCACGTTTGCGCCAAAGAGAAAGGAGGCGTTCCGTAAGTATCGCCGTCTCTAAATCCTTCGAATGTACTCGTCGTGGCAGAATAAGCGGTATCATCTGCGAACGTATGAATTAACGTCCATCCCGTAATGGTAGAATCATCGAGTCCCCCGGCGATTTGATAAATCTTTCGTTCAATCTTTTTTCCCGCGCTGGGCGTGTCGCTTTGTGCGTCTATGAAGATCCCGTCGCCGTCTGCCTTCGCTGAATAATAACGCTCAATAAATAACGTGGTTCCCGTTACCGCTGTATTCGATGCCTGTTCGGCTTCGTCTTGGAAGCGGTTCGTATAACTAGGCAAGGCTTGGAAAGCACTCGCCGCCGTGTTATATATGAGTGCTTGATTCGCCGTCGGAGTCGTAAGAGATACATCGCTCAAGTCGTTGAGCTCGGTCGGTACGTCGGCGGTATTTGCTTTTAAATTAAGTGCCGTCTGCGTAGCCGTAGAGACGGGCTTATCTGCGTCGCTGGTATTTTCTACATTCCCGAGTCCAACGTCTGCCTTCGTTACGTTATCATTTACCCAGTTATCGCCGTCGTATATGAGGGATTCACGGTTAGCGGGAGTGACGAGCGAAACGTCGTCGAGGTTTCCGAGGCTCGTCGCGCTTTGATCGTTACCCGGTAGCCATTCGCCCGAAGCGTCGTCATACTTCAACACTTGCCCGTCAGTTACTCCGGTCACGTCTACATCAGTCAAGCCCGCAAGCGTATCCACTCCTCCCGTATCTAAAGTAACTACGCCGTCCCCGTTATCTGTTAGCGTGCCGTTGGTTACCTTGATAGTTCGAACGGATGGAACGTCAGTCGCTCCGTCAAGGGTAAGCATACGAAGCACCCCGCGACGCGCGTAAGTTACTTCCGTACCTCCTGGTTCTACTCCGTCGATAGGTGCATTACAAGCGTCCCACTCGTAAGGGATAGCGACCGATAAGTCTAAGAGAACTCCGCTAAGTACGTTCTTTGTCTCTTCTTCAAGTGGTGTCGTCGTGGCGTTTACTACCTCGTAATCTTGTGCAAACAGAAAGATATTCCCTCCGTTCTTAATGTCGGCGATGATATCTTCCGCGCATTGTTCCGCGTCGGAGACCACTTCTTTTTGTCTCTCTACCTTTTGGTTCTTGTCGGCTGGTACGTCCAAGATATACACCTCGAGGTTGTAGGTCTTCGTCCCCGCGTCGTATGTGGCACCCGTATAAACGAGGTGCATAAGCGGGAAGTTGGTAAACTTAGTGAGGTCTACATCATCGGGAGAACCGAAAGAAAAGGTCTGGATGAAGAAATGATTCTCCGCGAATATCTCGAAGCGTTCGACGATGTTATTAAACGTGATCATGTGCGGACTTATCTTTTAGGTAACTGAGGTGTTGGAAAACGACGTTGACAGGTAGTTCCGTAATCTTGTCCATATTGAGGAGGTTTCCTTCCGCGAGGGAGTAGAGGACGTGATACCATCCCCATTTTTCGCCGATTGGATCGCTTTTTTCGCCGCCTCCAGTAAAGAGGACTTCATATCGAGAAGCAGTTCGTTTCTGGTATTCCAAAAAAAAAGCAACGTCCCCGAAACTAAGTCAGCGGGTACACCTTCAAAAACTGAAGCATCCTCTTTGGCGTTGTACTTCTCTATTTCGTACTTGTCTTTATATTCATAGGTAACAGGACGGAAGAGTATCGCCATAATTTTATGAGCGTTAGGCCAAAAGTCAGCGAGATAGGTTTCCATGTCGATCCACTCT